TTTTGTCAAAACTTTAAGAAATATATAACCCAGAATAGAATTGTAATTAAAGATAAGAAAACTGTGTATGAAGCCTCTACGTTTGGAAAGATGCCTAATGGAACATATGCAGGACAATTAGGTCATGACGATCTTATAATGACCAGCATAAATAGTTCAGAATTTTTCTTTACTTTAGACTTTTCCGACTTTGTTGAAGAGATTTATGATACCGTAGAAGAATCTCTACAAACTAAGATTGATGAGATCTTAGAAAAGGATTCTAAGGGAGGAAATCTCAATTACGATATTTATGATCTTGTGTAGAAAAGTGGCTATGCCGTGGATATATAAAAAAAGCAATAAAAAAAATATAATACAAGATGGCACTAGATCCAAGAATCGCTTCTCTTAAAGCCGCAGGTACATACCGCTTCGAATTTGATAAGAGTCAAGTTGTTAGCATTCCTGCAAACCAAACAAGATTAATTGTTGGTTTTTCTAAGAAAGGTCCTTTTAATACCCCAGTTTTTGTACCGGATACTGCATTTTTTAAGCAAGTATTTGGAGATATTGACAGAAACCTCGAAAGAAAGGATTCATACTTTCATAGAAGCTGCTTAGCTGCATTAGAAAGAGGACCAATTTTAGCCCTTAACCTTTTAGCATTAGACTCAAACGACGATGTAGACTACATTAAGTTAGGTACTGCTGCTACACCGGAAGCTCAAAATAATGCAGGTGCTTCTGGAGAATATCAAAAATTTTACAACAGGGATAAATTCTTTTTCCCTGATAGTGATGCATTCCTAGATAACGTTGGAGCAAACAGAAATGTATTAAGCTCTCTAACTACTAATGATCTTTTAGATTTTGTTAACTTAGGTCAAAATCCAATATCAATAATTGTTAGAAAAGCTGCAAACGATAATGTTGCAAGCTTTAATGTTACTGTTGAAGAATGGTACGGAACTGCAAATGTTCCTGGTTTCTTAGATAAAGACAGTTTAATCTCTGACTTTATGGTAGATGTATTTGTCATTGAAGGTAACTTTGGTGGAAACTTCGGTTCTGCTACACCTTATGACAGATTTACTGCCGATCCTACATTCCAACAATATTTTAATCCAACTAAAGGTATTGAGAGAAAGAAATTTGCATCTGACACAACCGATACTAAATTACAAGAATTCTTTAATGAATCAGAAGTAAACCTAATTGCAACTTACACTGCATGTTTAATTCCTGATTTTGTAGATTTACTTGGTAATAACTTATTCATTGAGAAATTAATCAATGCTGATACTGCTACAACCGGATTATTCTGCGCTGTGAATGAAGATCTCTTCAGTGGAGATTTTCTAATCGATGGTGTAAAAGGTGGTATTGACCTAATTGGACATAACATCGAATATACTCAGGCTACTGGTATTCAGGATGATGTTAATTTCCTTTCATATAGCGAAGCAATTGTGGCTGACCTTCCTTATGCAAGAGCTGCACAAGGTGTAAACCTAGCAACTATTGCAACAGGTGACATAGTATCTGTTAATACTTTAACAGGAGGAAATATTCAGATCTCAGTAATTGGATCTGCGGGTAATCCTTTATATGATGCATTCGCAAGTATGTCTGCTAACTCTCCTACAACAGTAGGTTCTTACATTAAAGGTGCAATTAGCAATAAGTATGTTCCTGTACTTTCTGTGAATGTTACCAATACCGTTGTTACTGTTGTTTTATCAGGAGTAGGTGGAATTGTATCTGGTGATTTTCCAACATCATTAGGAACTACATATACTTATGTAAATGAAGAAGACTTAGGTTTTACCGTTCATGAATTTGAAACTTCAAATACTAATGCTAATATCATTGGTTCTTACGGAAGTGCTCTTTACAGTTCATTCTCTAACGGAACTCTTACTGATGGTGATGAAGCAGTATGGGAAATCTCTGGTAATGAATATACATCTTACCTAGTATTTAATGCTACTGGTTACGGATTTATTCATACTGGTGTACCTGCTACTGTAAGTACTAAGTTTGCAATCTCTGACCCTGCATATTACATACCAGGTGTTAGAATAACTCCTTATCAACAAGATACTTTTGTAAACGTTACTCCAAGATCTCAGTTTAATATGGATAGCGGTACAGGATACTTCTTAAATTCAAACGGAGGCTCTGTTGGATTAAACACGTTAGATATCCAAACACTTAAAGGATCTCTTAATCGTTCAATCGATATTATATCAGATTCTTCAACTGAACCACTTCTTAAACCTAACCAGGTACTTATTGCATCAACTAACCCTGATGCTTCTACTGTGGTTGTAGGAAATTATCTTTTACATTTTGAAGGTAATGTTTCAGTACCTCACTCTAGATTAACTAGAATTAATCAAGTTCAAGGTGGTAAAACGAATAATGAATTCCCTACTATCCCAGTAGGAACTACTGCATTACTTGTGACATGTCAATCTGAAATTAACGTTACTACTGTAAATTCTATTAAGAAGGTTGAACTTTATTACCCAATTGATACTTGGGTTGATTACCTAAACATCTTTACTCTTGACGGATTTGTATTGGATGTTAATAAACACGTACCTAACGGAACCAATGATCGTCAGAATGCTATTCTTAATGGAACATTAAGTGGAACAAATTTATTTAAAGCATTAACTGATAGAGAAACTATTAACTTCCGTTACTTAATTGATACTTTTGGAAACGGTATTGAAAGTGGATCTAAGTCAATCTATACTAACTTATGTCAAACTAGAAAGAATGCATTTGCAATTATTAATGCACCTTCTGCAAAAGACTTTAAGGCTAACGTAGACCCTTCATTCGTGGATGCAACTGGAGCCTTATCATCTAGATTTATTTCTACAGGTGGTGATCTTTCTAAGAACCCAACAGTTAGATACTCATTGCCTGCATCTACTCAAGGTGGAAGCTGGGGTGGATTCTATTATCCTTTTATTACTGTAAGGGATTTAGGAAAGAACATTAACATTCCTCCTGCTGCTTATGTATCAAATAACTTTATTGCAAAGTATGAAAATGCATTACCTTGGTCTTTGGTTGCAGGTGTTCGTAGAGGTGTTGTAGGTGGAACTGGTGTGGTAGGATTAGAAATTAATCTTGACCTATCAGATAGAGAATACTTAGAACCATTTGGATTGAATCCAATCATTTTCCAAAGTGGAACTGGTCCAACTATCTTTGCAAATAAAACTGCTCAACAAACTCCTAAATCTGCATTAAGTTCAATTAATGTGAGAGAGGTTGTTATTTACATCCAGGATGGTATTGAGGCAATTCTTAAGAATTACTTATTTGAGTTCAATACTGCTCAAACAAGATTGGAAATTAAAACTCTTGCTGATAACTTCTTATCAACGGTCCAAAACGATGATGGTGTATATGACTTCAGAAACGTAATGGATGAAACTAATAATACGCCGGAAGTTATTGATCAAAATGTTGGTATCCTAGATACTTATATTGAACCAGTAAGAGGAATGGAAATTTTGGTTCAAAGAACCACTATTTTAAGAACTGGAGCAATTAGTTCAGGAAACTTCCAATAAAAGAAATAAAGAAAGAATAAATAAAAAAATAAGTTAAACTATGCCATTACCACATTACACTCAATCAAGGGCAAGTAATAACAGATACGAACCTATTCAGCCTAACCTATTTGAGGTAACACTCTTTACCCCAAATGGTGATGATACTGGTTTGATCCTTGAACATGTTATATCTGTTGGAGGTTTAAATGCATTAAATCCTTCAGTAGATGCAATTGGTCAAAAATATAAATTTGCAGATCGTTCTTTTGCAGGTATGCCTGGTCAGACTTTCGTAGATCTTACTATCGCGTTTACACTGAATCTAAATGATGCAAATGAAAACTACATTTACAATACCATGAGAAACTGGTATAAATTAATCTACGATCCATTGACTGGTGAAATGGGATTAAAGAAAGACTATGTAGGAAGCATGATCATTGTTCAATATAACCGTGCAGGGGATATCTTCAGAAAGATTACTTGTAAGGACATCTTCCCAACTGGTGCACCTGATTTTATTGATGCACTTGATTATGGAACAGCCGATGCTGCCCAGTTATCAATGACTTATCGTTGTGACCATTGGGTTGAAGAAAACGTTGGAGCTCCAAATAACTAAATCTAAACATTTAACAAAAACTGGCCTTAGGGCCAGTTTTTTTGTCTTATCTCTAATATATAATATAGAATACATAATCTATAGATCATGATTATATTTAAAGTAGAAAATATATCCAATGGGAAAACCTATGTGGGATATGCAGTTAATGATAATCCTAATAATTTAGGTACCGGAAAATACATTAAGAGAGCCGTAAAGGATTTTGGCACAACATCCTTTAAGAGAGATGTGTTAGAAAGATTTGATGAAGAAGAATCTTTAGGTATTGTAATGGACCGGGTTGAATTTTGGATTAAAAAATTCAAATCTGACAATCCTAAATTTGGATATAATGAAAGCGTACAGGAAATGATTCCTCAAAAAAAGAAATTGACAAAAAAATTACAAGTTCTTTTAACACCTGAGGATGAAGATAACTTAAATACTATTATCATTCAAAAATCAATGGAATCTGGTATTAGGCCAATTCCTATCTCAAGATATGTTAGAAACATTATTGTTGAACATATTGTAGAAGAAACTACACCAGAAAAACAATTAACAAAAAACAAATAACATGAGTAATCACGAAGAAAATATCAAAAAAGAGTTTGAAGCAGCAGAAGGCATTCAACCAGCAACAGTAGTTAATGATGGTAAAATTACAAATTTAGGTAAAGTTGATCCAACCAAAGGGATGGGACTTACTTCACCAGACGATCCTGAGATTAGAAGAATTCAGGAGTTAACCGGTTATATGAAGTTAGATTTAGGAAATCTTCCTTCTGCTGGTAAATTTTATCGTGAAGATTTTGAAATTCATATTAGAGCTGCAAGAGTTGGTGAGATTAGAGATTTCTCTACAATCGATGAAGAAAACATTAGAGACGTAGATGAAAAACTAAATTCTATTCTTGTAGGCTGTACTAAAATTATGTACGGTAACCAAAGAGGATCATATCGTGATATTCTTGAAGAAGACCGTATTTATGTTTTACTTTCAATCAGAGAGCTTACATTCAAAAATGGTGAAGCTAAATTAATGATGCCAGTAGGTAAAAAGAAATGTACTTCAGGTTCATGTAAGTCACAGGATAGTGTAGAATTAAAAACAGCCAATCTTCAGTTTAATGAAGTAGATGATCTTATTGAAAAGTATTATGATTCTGTAAATAAATGCTACACTATTCCAACCAAAAGCCACGGTGAATTAGTATTAGCACCACCTACAATTGGTGTTATGAGAGCTATTACTGATTGGGCAAGAAAGAGAGAGGAAGAAAATAAATCGTGGGATAAATCTTCTCTTGGTATACTTCCTTATGTGCAAAGAGAATGGCGAGGATTTGATGAAAAGCAAATCTTCTCTGCTATGACATCATTCCAAGGATGGGATTCTGGTAAATATTCAATAATTTTTAGATTGGTGGAAAAAATGAAAATAGGTATTAAGCCTGAATTTGTTTACCCATGTCAATCTTGTGGCGCGGAGGTCACAGTTCCGCTTTCCTAAATCTCTGTTCATTATTCAAGATATCTCTTCTGAACTTCTATAAGATCAGGGTATTACTTATGGAAAAATTGCATGTTCAGCCTACCGAGCTGGACATGCTTCCATATTATGAATTTGAGTATACTCTTGAAATCTATAATGACATCATTAAAGAACGTAATGATGAAGAAAAGAAACAAAATCAAGATGCTGAAGATAAGTATAACATAGCTGGAATGCAGAAAAATGCTACCAATATGAATAAAAATATGTCTAGTTATAAGCAACCTTCTATGCCTAAGATAAGTATGCCAAGATTCTAAATATATAAATAAAGACAAAAGATAATGGATAGACAACAAATTCTTAAAGATATTCAGGCAAAGAGCCAGGCTGCTTTTTCTGAAATTAGAACACAGGCATTACAAGAAGCGGTTAGAAATATGTCAGCTGTTGCTGCAACCGGAGACTCAAGTAGCGGTGGGGGTGGTAGAACACCTTCATTGGAATTTGTAGTAAATACCTTTGACAGTACTTACTTTGAATTTGATTTTACTTCTACTGGTGAACCTATTGAATTTACAATTGAATGGGGTGATGGTAATGTACATGTGGATTCAGGTGGTGGTGGCTATTACAGCGAAAACCATACATATGATGAGATTGGCGATTACACAGTTAAAGTATACTTTGATGATCCTCTAAAAATCTTACAATTAAATTTTCCTGGTGATGGTGATGCACCTATTAAGTCAATATCACGTTTACAAACCCTTGCTAATTTACAAGAATTTAGGGCAGACTATAATGCGTTAGAAAGTGTAGATTTTTCTGGTTTAACAAACCTTACATATATTGATATAAGTGACTGTGATCTTGTTGATACAAACACACCATCATTAACTTCTGTTAATTTATCAGGTTGCTATAATTTAATTGAGCTTCGTGTAGACGATAGTGATTTTTCAGGTGGATTCCCAGATCTTGTAGGATTAGTTAATCTTGAATTTTTTGATGCTGACCAATCTCTTATTGCAGGTAGTCTTGACATATCAATGTTACCTTCATTAACTGGATTTGATCTTAATGGAAATACAGATTTAACCGAGATAATTATTGATAGCAGTCAACCTCTAGGTAATGGCGGCTATGATGTAAATGCATATAACTGTGACCTAACGGAAGAAGCGGTAGATAACATCTTAGTTGCTCTTTCTACAAACGGTGTATCAGGTGGATATGTTGAGTTAAACGGAGGAACTAATGCTACTCCTAGCGCAACTGGTCTTGCTGCTAAAGCGGTCCTAGAAGGTAACGGCTGGACGGTTGACGTTAACTAATAAAATAACTCCATGAATGGCAGTAGTAACCTTAAAGGATCTTATGGATCCTCTAACCAAGATAGCAAAGTCGACTGAAGAAACTGCATCAAAATTAGATGCTGTGGTTGCTGCTGTTGCCGGTGGAAGTAGTGGGCAGTTAAGTCAAGCAATTGTAGCCGAATTACAAGTACAGACAGATTTATTAAAACAGATTGCTACAAATACGAAAAATGGTGCAATATCCGTAGGAGGTAAACCTATGGATAAAGATAAACTTAAAGAAGGAGCAGAAGCCATCAAAATGTTAGGTGGTGGTGCTTCTTCTTTAGCGTTCGGTCTATTAACTTTTATGCTAGTACCTAAAGGTGCTATTAGAAAATTTTCATCAACCATTAAGGAAATAATGGCTGTCTTTGATGATTTAGATACAAAAAAGATTAAAGAAGGGTCAGAAGCATTTGAAAAAATAGCAGCAAACATAGGTAAATTTGCAAGAGGGCTGGCTGCGGCTGCATTCTTACTTATACCAGGATATGTAGGTGCTCTTTTACTTAAAGCTACATTAAAGATATTACTTCCTACATTTGAAATGATAGGAAAGAAAAGTAAAGTGATAAGTAAAGGCGCCGATGCATTAGGCCTAATGGGTGACTCATTAATTAAATTTGCAAAAGGGCTTGTAGTAGTTGCAATTGCTTCTATTATAGGTATTGTTATGGCTCCTGTTATATTACTGACCGTAGTATTATTTGCAGGAGCATTTGCACTATTAGGTAAATTTGATAGACCAATCAGACAGGGTGCCCGAGCTCTTTTATTAATGGGAAGATCATTAGTTTTCTTTAGTGCCGGATTAGTTCTATTTGCTTTAGCTTCTCTATTTATCTTATTAAACCCAATCATTCTGCTAGCAATGGTAGGAACTCTTGTTCTTATAAGTGGAGCATTTGCTCTTATAGGATTATTTGATAAGCAAATCAGAAAGGGTGCGGTTGGTTTATTAATTATGGGATTGAGCTTAATAGTATTTTCTGTTGGGTACCTAGTGTTTGCAATGGTAACAAAAGATATAACTCTTGAAAGATTAGGTATACAATCAGCAATTTTAATTGGTGTCGGAGCTGCTGTTGCTGCGGCTGGATTACTTGCTAGTCAATTAATTAAAGGGGCTATAGGGGTT